CATGCCGATTGCAGAGGCCATTGCGTGCAATTCGTCCGCGGTGTCGGCGAGCATGTGACACATAACCATCCGACCAAATCCATTCCGTGCGCCGTCAACGTAAACAGTCATTGAACTCCCTTCACTTTAACGGGTCATACTCGGACTGGAAGCTATTACTCTGGCCGGCGATACGCCACATATGCGGCGGCCGCACGATTGCCCGTCGAAGACCGGATAGCTCGATATATCTGGAACAATTCCCAGCTATCATTGGCTTCCCATTGCGGCGCACGATCAACGTACCGTTTGGCACGGCCGCGCAGAAGACATCCCCAGCGTACATCCGAGGGCCATAATTGGGCTTATTTCGGCTATCACGCAAAAGCCCGTAGGGTGTAGTCCACTCGCCGACCCAATATTGATCAACGGTATCCGAGATGCCACCCATCACTGTTGCAGCCATCCGCCCTCGGCGACCAATCCTAATACTAGCAGACCGACCGAGTTTGATGAAGAGTTCCTGCATTCCGTCCGCCAGCAGTGGGCTAACCGTGGCGTAAGTTCGTGTCGTTCGTTGTGTCCACCCATCGCCAAGAACCGCACCTCGTACAAAGGCTTCAATTATGCGCGGCTCGGAATCTCGCACCCATTGTGGAACAAATTTGTCGTATTTGTTCCCAAGAGGCCGGACCTCATTCCATAACCACTTGCACGACGTCTGAAAAGCATTAGCGCGATACGCCCACGACCAAGGAGTTTGGGCAAGGAGTTTGCGCAGATATTCGCGTTTACCCGCGCCGGTCTGGCAGATTTGCACTTGGTATCCACGCCCAGGCATTTGCACGTTTTTCGCAAAACACCCCTCCGCGACGTACCAGCCCAGCAACTCCGCCCACACTGCAGCATCCAACTTACCAGGGCGACCATGTCCCGTTTCCACCAGGACTTCGCCACGCTTCTCGCCCCCCCAACGCGCCTGCAATTTAATGCGATCCCAGACGGTAAGATCCTTGGCAAGCTTTATAACCGGCTCCATTTTCCCGCGCGGATACACCACCATCCGATGATTAGGTGTAACCACGGCATCGAGCTTGTGCCCACCGAACGCTACCATCTGACCAACAAACGGTCGCTGGATAAGCTCGGTGGGAATTTGATATTCAATCTCATCGGTCGCGAGGTTAACCGTCGCGAGTCGCTCGCTGCCACGGAGATGTTCAAAGCGGCGCCAACCGAGGTTAGTCAGCACTTCAGTCTCTGAATCGAAACAGTCCATTAGATGATCCGCCTGGCCATCCTTGATCCTACCCTTTTCGTCGCGCTGGTAGAACCGCACCTCGGCGAGCCAATTCAACAGCGTTCGGAAAACCTTCATACGCCCAGTCGAGAGTCGCGTCCAGACGGCATAAATGCCGGCGTCGAGTGCATTCTCAGACACATCGAGCGTATCGAGCCCGAGATCCTGGTAATCCTTCATCAACCTAGTGCCGTCCTTTACGGAACGACCGCGAGCGGCAGGATCGATCACGCCAGGGATCCAGACGCCTCGGGCACGGATGGCGGCGGCGTGAACCGGCGGCTCGGCTTCGCCGCGGTAGTGTTCGCTGTAGAGATAGACGATATCGGTATTCGTATCGTGTGCAGCCCACAGCGCAGCGGTTCGATTCCAGCCGACGTCCAGCGCATAGCACTGCGGAAAGTAATCCGGGATTTCGAACGGGTCACAGAGATAGGCTTCCTCGGGAACCGGGTAGATGGCGCCGGCGCCGAGGCTTGGAATGCCCTTCGACCGAGCGTCGCGCTGATAAGGTTGGATGCGGCCGAGTTCTTCGCTCTTCTGCTCCTCCGAAAGATGCGGGACGTGATCCCAGCCGGCATTCACGACGAACTTGCCTCCCATCAGATCGGGCCGGAGACCAACCAACGATCACCGTCGCAATCAACCACTTCGCGCACGATATGGCGAGGGCGTCCGGTCGAGGGTCGTTTTTCGATACAACTTTTGGCGCGTTTACCGGTTCGATAGCCTGTTCCGATCTTATTGCGTTTGCCGTGGGGCGACGAGACGAGCGTGGCGCGCGGATAGCGGTCGCGGAAGATCACGCCGGCAACGGCGTTGCGCGAAATGCCAAAATGCTCGGCGATGAGCTCGTAGCTCTTCTGCCCGACCATGCGGAGAATCTTCTCGTTTCGCGTTCTCATTGAATTGGGTCTCGATTTGGGAATTATACCGTTCATGCTTATCCAACCGGATAAGCATTATTCTAAACATGCAGCGCCAATTGAAAAGAACACCGGAAAAAGTGAAGTGACAGCAACGATGAGAACCGCCAATCCTAACCCAATCACCCACTGATTTGCGCGCGTGCTGCGATTATCGTCACGCACGCCATCAAGCTTAGACAAAACCAAATCGAGCTTACGTTCCATGCGCGCATAAACCGTGGGCACCGTCATTTTAGAAGACGATGAGCCATTCGACCTGCTGTTGCAGCTACCCATAGAAGTGACTGCGACAGGTGAAAACGTAACGCTGACATTTCCCGTATTCGCCGCTGCTCTGCCTCAATCAATCGGTCGAATCCGGCTTCCTCTCTCGTTAGAAGCCGGGAGCGCTTTGGCGGCACAGATTCAGGCTGCTGTGCGGATGGCGGAACGTCGCGCGAGAGATTTGTAGCCTGCTCCATTAGGGCCTCCTGGGCCAGCGAGTGCGGATATAGACAGTGCCTCAGTTTGAAATTAACTGAGGCACTACCCGGATATAACCGATGCCGAACCCTGCGGCCCTGCAGGAGTTGGCGGTTTCCTTCGCCATTGCCAGGAAACGGAAACCATCAACATCGCTGCAAGGCCGCCCAACAACGGAGACCGGCTATGGTCTACGTCGAAGAGTATTTCCACCGACAACATCAAACAGCGACGCGATTCTCATTGAATTGCCTCAAGCAGCCAGTCGGCGCGCTCTTCATAACGATCGGGCAGTTTGCCGCCGGGAATGAATTCCAACACCACTTTCGACATACCTTCCATTGGCGTGAAGGTCAACAGCAGATGCCCGCGCGTGGTCATGAGGCGGATGCCGCATTCCTCATAGATCTCGATCGGCGGCTCTTCATCGAGGCCGATCACGTCCTGCTCGGAACCCTCGAATGAACCGCGGCCTTGCTCGTAGCTTTTGAGACCGATCTGCGACCAGCCGCCAACGCGGTGTTTGACTTGCGCCGTATCGATCAGATTGGAAACGCCGCGTTTCCAGGTGATGCCGCCTATATCCTCGCGAGGAATCAGTCCGGTGCCCGAAACCGTTTTATCTCGACCCCGATAGCTGATCTTGCCGAATAGTTTGAGCTGAATGATATCTCGCGTCGTTTCGTTGGTTTTGCCGGCGTACCAGGCGCTGATGGGCCGGTCCCAGCGCGCGCCAATCCACCATTTCGGATAGCGCCCGGTGAGATGAAGCGCCATCTCGTAGCCCCCCATGCCCTCAGTCTTGCCGACACGATTTGCACAAAGCGCCAGGCGATCACGATGCGGTTGTCCATCACAGTCGATCGGGCAGGTCGGCAGCTTCTCATGAACGCCGCCGGCGGCGAAGAATTCCATATGCCGCGGATAGAGAATGCGGCGCAACGGCCCGTTGTCGGGATAGTACGTGAACAGGCGCCGGTAAGGCTCAGCCCGATTCACGTTCTCCCGCAGCTTCACTGCCAGATCCCGCCGTCCCTCCGGGGAGAGCCTCGATAAGATCGGCGAGAGCCGCTTGATCGTCGACGGAGAGAGCATTGAAGATGTTCACCTGAGTACGCGGACCATCCGGCTCGGGCAGCCCTCCGAAGTGTTTTAGCAGCGTGAAGTTCGCTTGATTCTTGTCGGCCAGTTTAAGCTCGGGTCCGGCGTCGGTCCATTTGACGCTTTCGATCGCCTCGCTCAATTCCCGCGGCAGCGTCGTGATATCCTTCAGACGTAGCTTGCCGGTCGGCTTGCCGCCGCCATCGAGTTCCATCTCGTAGAAGTCCGCGACGTTGGCGCGGCCGACACGATCGATGCGCACCACGATGGCAGCGGGTCGGATATCACGATAGGCGCAGGCCTCACCGAAAAGTTCACGAACGCGTCCCTTGACGTCGGGACGGTTGGCCAGGCGCCGGCCGTTGCTGTCGGCATTGCGCGGCGCGAAACCGGCGCGCTCATAGGCTTTGGCGCGGGCTTTCTTGTCGCAATTGAGCTGCAGCTCCACCAGTTCCCGGGCGAAGATCTCATGCTGCGGATCTGGCAGGATTCCCATGATTGCACATACGGGCGATTCAAACCGATTC